CAATAAGAATGTACAAGGACAACTATCACTCGAAGCCATTGGTATCAAGCCTAAGGTTCGTGAAGCGGAGAAACCCAATGTGTGGCGTGTTGAAGAACGTAACATCACTTCCCTAGATTTCCATCCTAAGAGACCCAACAGACTATCCCAGCTTATGCCTGCGCTACAGTTGAATTCGGTTTACGTTGAGACACGATGTCCTGGCGTAGGAACTGCGCGCACTCGTGCTCTAGTTATCAACAATAGACAAGTGTTGCTCAACTCACATGCTTGCTTTGAGAGCTTCACAATGGTGGTCTATTATGGTAAGAAGACGTCCGAAGGCATTCAGCCTAGTTTTGTTGTGGATGTGGAGGACGTTATGGTGAAGCGCATTCCTGAGCGCGATTTGGCTATCATCACAACCAATGCTCTACCCGCTCTGTTCAAGGATCTGTCAAGATGTTTCTTGGTTGACTCCACTGCGGAATCAGTTGGTCCTGCATTTTACAGTGTCCCGATGCCAGATGGAACTAGGAAAGAGATTGACGTTTACGGAGCGACGCGTAGACAGTTCAATGGATTTGTTGGAGCGCGAGAAGGGATCAACATGAAGAGTCTTACCGGCAAGACCTCTGTTCCCACAGTGTCAGGAGACTGTGGTTCACCATTAGTCATTATCACTGCGTTTGGACCCGTGATAGCTGGTATTCACTGTGCTTACAACGTAGCCACTGGTTATTCGTTCGCAGCACCAATCTATGCGGATGATTTCGAGTCAGGCGCTATGGTTCAGGTTGGTGAGGTGATACCTGCTCAAGCCGTGGGTCAACATGATGGTCAAAAGCTATACACTGATTATCACCAAAACGGATCTCTTGTCGTCTTCGGAGGCTTGTCTGGCTTCCGTTCAAGACCCAAAGCTAATGGCTGTCATACACCTTTAGCTCGTTTCTTTCTCAGTGAAGGACCTAAGCTTGGACTCCACATCACCGATCGTCTTACACAACCAGATATGGGATCGTGGGAACCGCAACAGAACATACTTAAAGAGTATTTGACTCCGACCCACTCAATGGTTGAATCGGTGCTTGCGGAGTGTGTGTCATCATTCACTCAACATATCACCAATAACCTGACTGTTGAAGATGTTGAAGATGTGCATGTTGTGCCTATTTCTGTTGCTGTCAACGGTTATCCTGGTGTCCCAAATGTCGACGCTCAGAAGTTCGCCACAGCCGCCGGACATGGTTTTCCTGGTCCGAAGAAGAAGTACGTTGACTACGATGGTCCAAAGGACGAATGGAGTCGCTTTCGTACTTATGATGCTCAAGTGATGCTTGAGGTTGAGCGTATCTATGGTCTTGCTATCAAGGGCATTCGCTCACATCCGATCTTCACCGCTCAGTTGAAGGATGAGATGGTTTCGTTGGCAAAGAAATCCATTAAGAAAACACGTGGTTTCTACATGTGTCCGCTAGCTTTCCTTACGGTAATGAGAGTGTTTACCACAGGTTTAACGAGAGTTATGGTTCGAAGACGTAAGCTTTTTCGCCATGCAGTTGGTCTCAATACTCATTCCGAAGAGTGGAATGACCTTCTCAAGTCGGCCAACAAGATCCCAGGTGATAACTGGATGGCAGGTGATTTCAAAGGCTTTGATAAGATTTTGAACATCCTCCTTCAGAATGGTGCTAAAAATCTTATCATTGAAGTGTGTCGATTCTGCGGTTTTACTGCGGAGGAACTGCTTGCTCTTGATACACTCCTTTGTGATAACGTCACTGCTGTCATTGACTTCTTCGGTGTCCTCATCATGCTTTTAGGAGGTGAAGTGTCAGGTCACCAGCTCACAACCTTCTTCAACAGTATCTGTAATGTGCTGTTGCATTTGTATGCGTGGACCATCCTCGCAAAGGAACAAGGATTGGAAGCTAAGAAGGCTGTTCATGACTTCTGGCACCTAGTATTCATCTGTGTACTAGGTGATGATATCATGGCTAAGATTCACCCTAGTGCCCCTTGGTATAATCACACTACAGTTCAGCGTGTCTTTGCTAGTATTGGGATTGAGTACACCATGGCTGACAAGCTCTCGGAGAGTGTCCCCTACATTCCGTGTGAGGAAGTAGGTTTTCTGAAAAGACGCTTCAGAGAGCACGAAGAGTTCCCTGGTATGGTAGTTGCTCCCTTGGATAAGGAGTCGATCTACAAAATGATGGTTTATACCATCCCATCACGTTCAGTCTCAAGCAGCGAACAGATTGCTATGGCACTCTGTTCAGCCGCTACTGAGGCTTTTTTCCACGGC